GCAGACCAAAAGTAAGGATTAGCGCCCCCAGGTACGGGGGTAGTAGGGACTTGGCTTTGTTGAAGAACTCGGAGACACCCTGTGTCTCTAACAATGCGCTGACGCGCTTCGTTGATGTAAGAAGTTAGCTGGGGCTGTGTGTAGAAATCATAATTGGCATCGTGCAACAGGCGCTGAACCTGTGTGATGTACCCTGAAAGTGTTTGCGACATTTGAGGCCCATGCTAAATAACCGTGCGAGCAATAATTTTCTATTACCCGCACGGCTTTGTCTTAGAAGCTGACCACATCACCATAAACGCAGATGTCTACCGTGCTGGCGTTGCCAGAAGCGGTATTAACATTAACGTAAAGGGTGGAAGTTGTATTGCCCGAAACAAACGTAGCAGTCGGCGTAATGTCTTGGAACGTACCCACACCGGACACGCTGCTGATAACGGTATTAGCCGTAATCAAGTTAGCGCCGTTGTTGGTTGATCCAATTGAAATGTTAGCCGTTGCTACCGAACCACTTGGATTCTGGATTGTTACTCGACGGACAATAATGCCACCAGAGTTAGCAACCGCACCGCCAGCAGTTAATCCACCACTTAAAATTGGTAGAGAAATAACCGCGTTACCAGCCGTGTTTAACGACTGGGCGCGGATGCTTGCAATCTTAAAGTTTGAAAAACTATCAGGGTAATTTTGCGCTACTGCATCTGCATTTGCCACGGTAATTCCTTAAACGTTATTAAATGTGCCGGACACAGCCTGACCACTGTTAGAGCCGTACAAGGTCACAGTAATATTTGCGGTATTACTTGAGATGGCTTGCACGTTCTTTCCGTCAGAAATAAACAATGGCACGCCAACGTTTACTGCCGCAAGATTGACCCAAGTCAATGAAGAAGCGTTATTCGATGTGTTTAACTGAATAACAACGTTGGTGGTTGGCAAGACTGTCCAGATACCAGCAGGAACAGCAACACCAGTAGTTGCGCCTGTTCCGGTTGATACCGTTGCAGTTTGAAAATATGCACCCGCCGTATTTGTTACGGCATTGGCAAGAATGATTTTATTGGCTGAAAGTGACATGGTCGCTCCTTATAGCGAGATAGAGTTGTAACCGGTCACTTGAGTCATTGATTTAGGCTTGACTGATACAAGCTCCGCAATCATTAACACAGCGCCGACATAACCGATCTGCCAGTTTGGAAGCGTGCTTTCAAACCCAGTAAACACAAACGAACCTTGCTCATGGATGTAGAGCGAGAGATAGTTGGTGTTCAAGAAGTACACGGTTCCCTCTGGGCAATATGGGTCTGGATAAATTGGCACACCAGCAACCATCAGGGCGCGGAACGCAGCCTGTGGGCCGTTAGCTTCGCCATCAAAGCCCGAACCTGGGGTAATGACATATTGCTCTTGACCAACATAGTCCTGAGCCAACAGCGTCCAAGTACCAAAACCGCAAACACCAAACGTAGGCACTTCAGCGCCGTACTTCACAGTACCTGAAATGTACTGCAAGATGTTTTGACGGGTTGGGTTGACGTTACCGGCGGCATACACTTTTGACTGCCACCAGGTGTTGCTTGCACGAGCAATGTTGCCGTAAGCACCAGCGGCTGGATCGGTGTTTGACACCGCACCAGGCAGACCAATGAACTGCTGCGTGTTGGTGGTGTTGGTGTACAGAGCCGTTGCCATCGCATCCATCATCACGTTAGTCGCGTCATTCATACGCGCTTCAATGAGGGGGATGATAGCAGCGTCTTGCTGAACAGCGCCTTCCATGCCTAAGAATGGCACTGGAGCGATCATCAGCTTGAGGTCAAATTCTGCGTTGTACGCACCCTGCTGAACGCTGGGCTGGTTAAACGAACCAGAATAGTCCGACCACTGAGCGTTCACAAATTGTGAACCCTGCACTGGCACAGTGACTGAGCTGACACCGCCGGATGCGCTTTGGCTATTAGCAATCAAAGCAGCCATCAATGGCGTCGAGTTATAAAGCTGGACAACCAGCTTCGGGATAAACGCTCTGCGCGTTACATAGGTAAGTTCCGTATATTGCGAACTACCTGTTGCGGGTACAATACCACCACCGATTGGCATAATTTTTCTCCAAATTCCTTAATTAAAAACCGATTGGACGCGAACCTTTTCGCAAGTCAGCTAATGCTTTTGCAGCTTCGTCCCTAGCGCCAGTAACTGGATTCTTCCAATATTTATTTAGGTCGAATTTGCTAATAGCACTTGGGTTGTAGCCAGACGGAGTTGGTTGAGCGGATTGCTTCATCCAAGACCAATATTCCGCAGCGGCTTCGTGATTGGTAATGCCCTTATCAAGCATAACCTTCTCAATTGCTTCAATATCTTCTTCTTTCGCTAAACCATTACGAACCACACGATTGCGTCGTGCGGTCAGTTCTTCCATCGCATCGCGCTCACGCAATTGCGACTCAAGACGCTCTACCCGCTTGTTAGCGGATGCAACTGCCGTGTTGGTTGAGTCTTCAATGTCTAGTTCAGGAATCGACATTTCAGGCTTGGCTTTCTTGGTTAGACGCAAGAAATCTTTGCGCGTAGCGGGGTTATCCGCAAGGCTGCGCGCAAGCATTGCCAATTCATCACGGGCTTCAAGCGATAGGTCTTCTAGGCTCATTAGGAATTACCTTGATGGTTTACGAGTTGGAGTACGGGGAGGCTTTCTTTGAGCAGCGGTTCGCTTAGGGTTTCTAAGCCCTTTAGCTGTACGGAACGCCAAAACATCGTTAGCGAACGCTTCACGTTCCATAGCCGTTGTTTTATCTGGAGTAGCCATAATTATCTTTTGCTACGGCGCTTTGAGGACTTATGTTTTTGACCCATAAGTTCTTTCCCGCTGCGCTTGTGCATGGGGCTGTGATGCTTGTAAGGATTACCCTTAGACATTAAATTACTTTCTTGCCGTTGCCGCGATCATTCACAGCCATCTTGTTCTTAGCGCCAATCTTAGTTGGGCCAGTCAAACCGCCAAATTGTTCATAACGTGGGGTATTAACAATTTGACCATTCTGCTGGTTATTGTCGGTTGGGCGACGGGGGGCTTGGGCGCCACGAGGTTTAAATAAATCCATGATTTCTTTCCTTTACATCGGACTTGGAGGAGGAGGTGGTGGAGCGCCGCCTGGAGCAGCACCTGGAGGGCCACCCATTGGAGGCATAGGGATGGCGGGAGCTTGCGCCATAGCTTGGCCTTCTGGCGTAGCACCTCCCGCTTGCGGTAAATTCTGCAACATCTGAAGAATCTCAGTTTGCTGTAATTCTTTCGTCTTGCCTTTGCGGGGGCCGATCACGCCAGTCAAAGCGCGGATAGCAGCCATTGCCTTTTGGCCTTCTGGCGATTCGCTTCCAAGTGACGGCAAAGATTGTTCAATCAAATCCATTGCCATCGACAGATTGACCATCGCGCCTTCTTTGTTCCCCATCTTAGGTTCTGGGGTAGACATGGGCGATGCCATAGGAGGCGTACTTGAATCAGACATACCAGGAGCGGAAGCACCCATATCAGGAGCAGCACCTGTAGGCGCTCCTTGTTGCTTCTTCATCAGCTCCATCATTTGATCTTGCGGGACGCTCAAGTTTTTCTTCCAGTCGAATTAAACCGATTGTGAATCATACTTTTAAAACTTGTCAACTTTAGTTGAAAGAGGGGTAGTTACCCACCCCTCCTTCTGTAAGGCAAAGGATTGCTCCTTTGATCTTACTTGCGAGCCTTACGACCCTTGCGTGCCTTGCGAGCCATTACGGTTCTCCAGTGCAGGGCCAACTTAGATTGGGAAGTCAGCCAAACCCTATAAATCCCTAATGGGAATTACCGACGGGACTTACGACCCTTTTTGGACATCTTTCGCATTTTAGACCCTTCCTACAGCGCGTCCCATTCTTCTGGGGCTTGACGCTTTGTAAGTTTTAACATTGGTTGTTTTATATTGCAAATTTCCAGGCCCACTTCTCGAAGCTAACGCTTGTGAGCTTACTCTCGGTTGGTCAGCAGTTGCAGAAACCTCTGGTTTTCTAGCCATTATTCAACTGCCTTTAAATCAGGTTTGCCCTTGGATTTTTTCTGTTCGGGAGGAGCTGATGCCGCTTGCGCTGCTTCCGCTTTCTCTCGACGTTTTAGTTTTTCAATCAAGTGCTGCTTCATCGGCGGCTCTAACAAATCAATCAATGATTCTTTGTCGATTGCGCCGGTCTTGAACAGGTTAAATGCCAACTGTCGTAAATCTTCGGTGAATATAGGGCTATTGGAGTGAGCGTCCACTTTAACGACAAAATCTTTAGTGAACTGCTCTGCAATGAACTTGTTGCCCAATTCATCTTTAAAATGAGTGTTGTCATAGCTTTGCATAATCTTAAGATACAGCGTTGCCACTTTCTCAAGACTATCTTCAACAATCAATGCGCGTTTCTTAGCGCGGCTTGACCCTAACCGAGCTAACTGAGAAGCGTGACCAGCGGAGCGAACGCCCTTTTCACCCTGTCCTGACAGGATGCTTGAGATACCACTGGCTTCCGCAAACATAGCATCCACTTCGTGAATGACTTCAAACAACTCAGCTGGCATAGCAGGAGCCAATCGATCCGCTTTGGCGTTTGGCATATCGGTTGAGAGCAAGCCGCCAGCCCGATTAAGTGCAAAGTTCTTTTCATCTAAGATGCCGGTAAATCCGGTAAGTGCGGTAGGGGGATTAACTTGCTTAGATAGCAAGTCTAAAATCTCCGTCATGCGCCCGTTGCGTAGCTGCTGAAGCAGAATCAGGCGTTGTACCTCGGACTGACCCCAGTAGTAATCGTACTGAGGGCTTGGGCAAATCTGCACGAAAGGAAGATTGCCTTTCAAGAATACGGTTTCACCAGGTCGGTCATAGATGAAAATATCTGGATCAGCCATCGTCACCACGTTGTAATCGCTGATCTCATCGTTCCAGACCCAGAGTTCATGCATCTTGACGGTATCTTCCGCAACACGGGCTTTGTAACGGTTCATGCCGTTCAAATCTAGGTTGACGTTGCCGTAGATGGTTGGATTGGTCTGCGACATTACAATACGGTCGATACCTTCTGGAATGTCTTCTGTTCTGGAATGAACAGCCGTACCAATCCGCTTAACAATGGCATCGCGCTTAGGATGGCTATACAAACGGTTGTATAGCTCTGACTTGGTCATGTAATACGTCTGGACAATGGCTTCTTGGCGGTCTGTGTAGGGAATGTCCTCACGAAGCACACCCATGCAGCCTGGTTCCACCAAGTAAGGGTGGATGCCATTATTGACAACCAGTTTAATGAAAGAACTGTTGTAAACAAGCGCCCAACATAAGGCAGAGCTAAACACTTGGTCTGTATTTGCGTTTAGCCATTCGTCGTTCAAGGCTTGAGTCAAACGGGGGACTTTGATGTGTTCTTGATGCGGAACACTTGCGCCCATGTTGATGCTAAAGCGCGTGGTTTCAGCCGAATACAAGAAGCTGGTCAGTTGGTCAATGTGCGGGTAAATCTTGTTAAAGTGAGCCGGAGATTGTTCCGGCCCCGCTCCAAACAAGTACCAAGCGCGTAAAGACGAATAATCGCCCTTACGCTCGTTTAGAGAAACAAGGCACTTTTCTACCAGATCACGGTAAAAATCTTCTCTATCTTCATGCTTGGTTGGGATACGCATTATTTCTTAATCTGAAGACCTTCGTGGTCTTGAGTGTAAGACGCGGCTCTCGGCCCAGTCAAATTACCTTGCGACTTTGGATTGATTCCAACACCTTCATCGCGCACTGGTCTTCCGTACCGACCCGACAGAACAGACTTCATGTTCATACCATTCATGCCGCCGCCCCAGACCGCTGCATCACCAGGGCGTGGGTCTCTTGGCACATTTTGCGACACGACTGGCGCTGTGGGCTGAGTGTTTTTACGGGTGTAATAACCCGCTTGATTCTCGCCCTCACGCGCTGACTTGATGTTGGTCATGTTGAAATCCATAGCCAATTGATTCAGCGTTTTATCGCTCTTTTTAGTTGTTTCAGAACCAATGCTGGGGGCTTGTAGAAAAACCACCATCACGGTTTCTTGACAGTCTTGGTCAATACACGAAGGAACATTGTTTTCAAAATAGCCATGAACCGGACATTTGTAATCGTGAAGAACACCCATCTCATTTGCCTCCCAGCATTTCATTCAGAGTAGGATTTGAATAATCAGCCTTATTAGTAATACCCAACTTAATCTTTATTTCGCCATTAACCACTTGTAAGCTTGTGCTGCGTTTCATTCTGGGAGTGGCCTCCTTGCTGTACGAAACGTATTTTGTTCTGTCTTGGTTTTGCCAGATGCGAACTCTGCCCTCGGCATAAGTTTGGTATGCCCGACTAACCCGACGTTGAATAATTTCCGTTAAAATGTCTGACTCGTACAAGAACACATTCTTGAAGTGCGTCAGGCTCATACCGGCTAGATCGCAGAACAAAGCAAGGCTAATGCCACGGTCTTTGTCTTGTGCAAAGCGTTGCATATAACGCACCAGATGGTATTTAGGGATAACTTTATCCATACACGCCAATCTTTCGGAGGTAGTCAGACACATTGCGACCGACCGCAATCTGCTCTGGCGTTTTGTCTTCCTGTGAGCGAGAAATCTCCCGCGACAGCTTTTGGTTAATCAAACGGGGTTGGAGTTGTTCGGCATAGGCTGCTACGCCAAGGGCAGCGGCTATGACCCGATCATCCTTGTTACGGCCTGTGGCTTGAATCGTGCCGCCATCCCGAACGATGGTCTTCATCTCCTCAAGCAAATCCATTGAATAGATAGCCATCATGGAGCGTTCAAAATAGTCCTTCATGTAAGACAGCATCCGCTCCTTGGTCGCACTGGTCGTTAGCCAGCCAATGCTGTTGCTAGGGCCACTGAGCGTGTCATTACGTCGCCAAAGGTAGTTCTGCATATTCCCATAGACATCCATGAGAGAACGTCCCATAGAGCCGCCTATGGCAACTGCCTGACGCTTGAGGTTCTTCAGTTCGTTGATGACCGCCTGACCTGGGCCATTGACCTCAAGGTTAAGGGTTGAGTTCTTGTAAGCTCCGGCTAGGTGAGCAATAACCCAAGCAAACTGATAAGTATTTAACTCACTGGTTGCAAACTCTGCCACCTGTTCCATGCCGTCTGAATAGCATCTAAATACTTGTATACAAAAGCGATCAGCCCAGTCGGATGACCCGTAGGCTGGGTCTGCGCCAATAACGTAGTAAGCCGTATCGATGGGTTCTTCCCAAATCTTCAAGGTTGCCATGCGCTCGTTTGAGGGGATGACCTGAGTATCTTGGAAGTTAGCGCCCATGACGTAACGGTAACAATCAAACTTTAGTTTTTTAGAAATCTTAGCCGCATCGGTGCAGCGAGAATTACTGAAGAAACTAGTGCCGGTCATAATGAACGCATAGTCCTCAGTGGGTGGAAACTCCTGATACATAAGGGATTCTTCTTTAATTCCCTCAAGTAGCTTCCAACGCCACCAAGCCATTTGACGGGAGTTGATCTCAACGTCATATAGTTTCTTGATGTCCTTAGTCCATTCCTTTTCTTCAGGCGTTAGCTTGCCGTCCCAGTAGACGCGATAGATGTCTGATTTAGGATCTACCGAGTAATACTCATTGCGCCACCAGCCGCAGAAGATCGCCTTCTGGGTTCTGGCTCTCTTAGCCGTGACATACATATCGTGGAACATATTGAAGCCACGGGCTGTGCTTTCAAAGATGTACAGACGGTTAGGATTGTTTTCAGCGAGGGAGGCCAACAGGGAGGCTAGACCTTCCTCATCGCCCCAGGAGGATGTCTCAGTACCGTGTAGGTAGGTAATCGCCTTACCGCGCCCTAGAGAGCCTTTGGCGCGTAACCCAGCCACCTGATAGAACAGACGGGAACGGTTCTTCAGGGAAAGCTGTGTTCTGTTATGAGCTAACAGGGGAATCCGGTATTCCTTGGGTAAGCCATCCATGTACATGGACAGGGTAGACCGGAACATATCCCTGTTTTCTTCCGTATCGGTTGTCAGGGTTCCCTGGAGACCCGGATTGATGAAGTGCCAGTACAGATCGAGTGCTAGCGAGATCGTGGTGATGCCAAGCTGCCGTCCTTTGAGGATGACAAACATATGGACATCGTTTTCAAGACCAGACGCAATCTCGTTCATCACATAGGTTTGAGTCCCTAAGAGATGATCCATGCGCTTTAAGCCTTCCTCTTTAGTTTCAATCTTTAGTTGAGAACAAAAGCTATAAAACTGTTTGAGGTTAAACTTCACCTAATCTCCAGGCCAATATCTTCATCATTGAGTCACGGTCGTTAGCCAGGGCTACTAATCCGTCAACATGGAGTGGCGGGTACTTGGCCTTCCATTCTTCCCAGAGAGCGCGTTTCTTTACCTTGCTTTTCTTACACTCAAACACC